GCCGGTGATGGCCAGGCCGTCGCCGTGGGCCACAACGACGTCTAGAGCACCGGGCAGCTGCGTATAAGTTGCATTGCTCATGTCACCACTCCGATGCTAGTTCGTGTTGCGATCCCGCCCGCTGCGAGCGAGAACGTGAGGATAGCGGCGAGGGGGATGGAGTCACGGATCATGCGATGCCTTGTGCTTGCTATTAGCTGATTGATGCAGACAACTCGATGCGGTTGTTGCCGCTATCGCCGCCATCGTCCTTCGTCCACCGAAGAACGATGTGCTGCCCCGCCGTGACAGACGTGGTGCCTGTCTGTGTCTGCGTGCCAGTGCGCCAATCGCTGATAGCGGTGTATCCTGCTGGCGTTGCGTCGTTGAACCCACCAGCCGTGTAATTCGCTGGGGCACCTGCGCTATACAGCCTGCCGCCGTCATACCCGTCCTCACTGGATGCCGTAACAGTCCAACTGAGCGTGCCGGTCTGATTTACGAGCAGCCAGACACGGTAGTCGTTGTTGTTGCCACCACCGATCCTGAGCACAGCGGGGCTGCCAGACGTGCCCGTGCCCGTCAGTGTGTACCCGTTCGAGGTGGTCCCGCTGGCGAGGTTGGTTGGTCGAGTGCCAGCGAGCGAAAGCGGAGGGCTGCTGGAGGCTACAGTCAGTGTCGCCGCACTGCTCGTAACGCTTGTCGCTCCGCTGCTGCTCAAGACAACCCGATATTGGTCAGCGTCGTCAGTCCCGTTAGTGAGGCTCGACAAGGCCAGCGAGGACGATGTCGCTCCGCTCACATTCGCCCACGTCGAGCCAGCGTCGTCACTCTTCTGCCATTGATAGGCCAGACTGCCGCCGAGCGTGACGCTCGCGGTGACTGAGAACGTGGCAGAGCCAGACGATGCAGTCTGGTTTGACGGCTGCGACGAGATCGTGATCGTCGGCGTTGCGAACACCACAGGAACTGTCAGGCCGCTCGCGTCAGCAAATGCGGCAGTGGCAGGCGTGAATGATGCGGTGTAACGTGCAACGCCCTTCGACACCCGAAACTCGTCGATATACCCGCCGAAGTATGCGTCTCCAGCGCCGCCGCTGTAGGTTGAGCCCACGCAGAACGCTGCATTGTTTTGCGCTAGCGCGCTGCCTCCCAGTGCAGACGACGAGCCAACAGATACGCCGTTGAGATAAACGGTGACTGTCGATCCGCTCCGTACCATTGCGAAGTGCGACCACTGGCCAACCGAAGGTGACGAGCTCGCCGTTATTGTCACTGTCCACGCAACCGATCCGGCTGATGCCGCATTTGCCGCAAAAACTGTGAGCACGCCCGATGGGTCAATAAACGCCTGTACCGGGGCAACGGTCGCAGTTGTCGCCCGCTTGCTATACAACGAGCGGTAACCACTGTTCCCTGCCACAGGGTACAGCCACATCTCGACAGTGAAATCGCCGCTTCCAAAATCAAACGCACTGCTATCCGGCACCGTGTAGAAATCGCCAGCCGCCAAGCTGGCGAGAGACGCAGTCCCAAACTTCTTTTGCGTTGTGGATGTCGCCGCACTACCAACAGCCGTTACAGTTTTCGGCGTGCCGCTTTTGTCAGTCAGATCACCGTCGCCGTGCAGCAAAAGCGTGACGTTGTCGTAGTACGGGTCGCCGAGGCCCGGGATCGTGACAGTCGCCGAGAGCGAGCCGCCACCGCCACCCGTCGCCGCCAGCACGCCGTCAGTGATCGTGAGCCCAGAGCCGACCTTGATGCCGCCGAGCACGGACGATGTCGCAGTCGGCAACGTGTACGAGCCGCCGCCAGCCGGCCCCGTGGGGCCGGTCACCGTCGACGCAGCCCCTGTCGGTCCGGTGATTGATTGCCCCGCGGCTCCGGTGGGGCCGGTCACCGTGCTCGCAGCGCCTGCGGCGCCAGTTGCCCCGATGCCGGTCGGGCCAGTTGGCCCGACGGTAGTCGATGCCGCTCCCGTCGGCCCCTGCGGCAGCACCAGGTTCAGCAGCTGCCCACCAATACCGTCAGGGGTCAGACTGGCACCGGCCGAACCACCAGCGTCAACCGAGCCGATCGCTATGGCATTTGCGGGACCAGTGGCACCCGCGGATCCAGCTGGCCCCGTGCTACCTCGAGCGAGCACCAGCGACAGCACGGCGACGCCGGGAGCAGTGGGCGTGATCGTGGCCGACGGCGTGCTGCCGATGGTGACGGTTCCGACAACGAGCGACAGACCTGGTCCGGTGGGGCCGGTGGTTCCGACGCCCGTCGGCCCCGTGATCCCCGGCCCCGTGGGGCCGGTCATGGTGCTCGCGGCGCCCGTCGGCCCGGTGGCACCCGCGCCGGTAGGGCCGGCACTTCCCGTCGCGCCAGTGACGCCGACCCCCGTCGGCCCGGTAGCCCCTGCCCCCGTAGGGCCAGCCGGTCCCTGCGGACCGCTCTGCAACTGCAGACCATTGCCCCACGAGTTGCTGGCTTTCGGGCCGTACAGCACGCCACTCGCGCTATCGATGTACCAGTCGCCGCTTTTCCCAAGCCCGGAAAACGGCCCTGTCGCGCCGCTGTAGATTTGCGGGCCATCAACGCCGGCACTGCCGGTCGGGCCGGTCACGCCGGGCAGCGGAGCCCACGCCGAGCCGTCCCACGTCAACACCTGGCCGCCAGTCGGGCCGGTGGACGAAACGGTGCGGCCCTGCAGCTGCGTCGCGTTGCCGCTCGTCGGCGATTGAATGCTGAAGAACACCATTAGGGCACCAGCTGCGTGTGAATTTTTCTGATCTTCTGCTGACGGTCCGCCCACACCCACGCGTTGCCGCTGAATGGTGCGAACACCTCGTATGCAGTGCCGTCGGCATCGATCACGCGGTCACCTTTCTTCGGAACGGCCGACAGGTAGTCGGTCGAGATGAAGAAATCTCGCGACTCGATGCGAGTGAGCGAGCCGGCTTGATCCATAGCCTCGTGACGCGTCATGCCGACCATCGCTGGCACAGACAGCGGCACAAGTGAGCCCAGCCCCTTGTACTCCACCTTCACGGAGAGGTGCTTGTCGGCCTGCTGCCGGAACCACGCTGCGCCCTGCGAGATGAGATCCTGCATGACTGCGTGCTACCGTGAGAAAGCCGAACTCCAAATAGAGCCACCGGAGCCGTGCGGCCGGCATGATTGCCGAGCCGCACGGCTCCTAGAGCGAACTGCATCAAGCACCGGGAGCGAGCAGCACGTTCACCGTGTTGTCGGTGGTCGCCGGCTTCACAGCCACGTAGCCCATCGCGGTGCCGGTGGCACCGGTGACGGCCTGGCCATTGAAGAGCGAAACCTTGCTGCCCTGGGCGTAATCGGTCCCGGCGCCGGTCGGCTTCGGGACAGAGAAAATCCCCCTGACGTTCAGATTCCCGAGCTCGTTCGCAACGATCGGCCGCGAGGCCACGCCGACGATCGAACCAACTGCAACCGCTTCGCCCGCAGCCACGCCCGTGGTGGGCGTGTAGCGGATCTTCTCACCTTCGTACTCGTAAGCCACTGGATCACCTCGTTTCTGGGAAATGAAAACTGTTTCGGTCGTCATGCCGGCCGGCGGCGCTTGGGCACGCCGCCGACCGGCCACGGTTTGTCACGCTCAGGCCGTTGCCATCCGGTAGCAGCCGTTCTTCTCGGCCTTCGCCACGCCCCACGACCAGTGGCCGCGGACCATGATGCCGAGCGTATTGAAGTCGGCGTCGGCCGACTCCACCGTCGGCTGCCGGTTCCCGTTGAGGAAAGCGACCTCCATCGCAGGGATCGCCCGGGGATCCGCCGCGAGCCACCAGCTGGTGGCACTCGACAGATAGCTCGAGCTCACGACCCGATACCGACCGGCGAGCACGTTCGCGTTGCCGCGGACCGTGTCGGAGCCGGTGATAAGCAGGCTCGAGCTCATGACCTCAGACGCTGCGATCTCAAGCTCGGCGGGCACCAGCAGCACGCTGGGCGGAACGCCCAGCGGGTTGCCGTCCGCGTTCTTCAGCTTCCGGAACCCGGTCGCCGCAGTCCGCAGGGACGTCAGCGAAAACGCGTTGCCGGCGGCTGCGGTTTCCTTCGCGTAGTAGGAAGCGTTGGAAGCTTCAAACTCCGTCCAGAAAGCCTTGTTCAGCCCGATCGCCGCCCCGTAGCCGAGCCGCGAGCTCACTTGGGTGAGAGCGCCGAGGTCGTCGTTCACGAGGTCGACCATAGAAATGCTCGACAGCCGGCCGTACAGCTTCGCTTTGATGGTGCGGCTTTCCTCGCCGGCATCCGCACTGCGGAGCTCGCCGTCGTTGGCCACTTCCTCGAATTCGAAGCCGCCCGTCAGCCGCACGCCCGTGACCGACTTGTAGTCGCTCACGTTGCGAGTGCTGGCGATCGCATCCCAGTTCTGCTCGACGGCCGTGAAGCCGTCGAGGAGGAACTTGCCGTAGGTCGCCGAGAGGACCGTCGAGATGTTGTGCGTCGCGAACGCGGCACGCAGCACCTGACGGCAGTTGCTCTCGGAGATCCGGTGGCCGGCTTCCGCGTACCCGTTGGCACGGGCTGCGGCGAGCACCACCTGCGACAGCGTCGCCTCGCCCCGACGGGCGTGGGCGGCCTCGAGGGTGCGCTCGTCATACTTCTTCTCGACGCCGGTCAGACCGCCGGCCATGCAGAGGGCGGCCTCCACCACCTTCTCGTCGTTGGCGGGCTTCGCCACGACGTGAATCGCCGGGGCAGCCGGGCGGGAAGCCCGAATGTCGGCGAGGAGCTCGCTCTTGAGCTCGGCCATCAGAGTCTTCTTCATCTCGTCCACGGACACCTCCGGCTTTTCGGCCGTTACGGTTTCGGGCTTCGGCTCCACGGCGACGCTCGCCGTGGCTTCCGCGACGACCGGCTGGTCGACGTCGGGCTTTTCGTTGGCGTGGTCCGCCATGAGCACTTCCTCGCTCGCTTCGGCAGCGATTGCCGCGGACGTATTGGCGTCCGCTCCAAACAGAACTACAGAAACTTCTCTCAGGGTGCTGGCACGCACCACGGAGATCGGACCGGTGAACTCCCGGCCGTTTACGGTGACCATTTCGCCCGGGGCGACGTTCTCAATGCGATTAACGTCGGCACCGATCGACGCTTGGAACTTCCATCCCTTGCGGGCATAGCCGAGCACCTTGTCGACCAGCGGGCCGTCGCCAATGACGTCGCCGGCGACCACCAGGTCTTGACCAGAGTTGTCAACGCGACTGGCTTGCCCGATGGCAGCTTCCAGCGAGTAGTCGTGGCCATACATCACGGCCACGTTGCCGCTCGTGTCCATGCCAGCCAGGTCGACCACCAGCGGGTTGCGGCTCCAAGACTGCCGGATCGCCCGGCCGGTGTAGCCGACGAGCTCAAACCGCGGCATGCCGCCGGCAGCGGTGCCATCGGCGGCCACGCCGGGCATCGAAACAGAAAACTGTGCGTCGGTTGTGATGCGCTTCATAGGAATTCGATCAACTCCTCGAGGTCGTCGTCCCATTCCCAATCGAAGTCCCACATTGGTCCTCCGCAGCGTCTTGGAGCTCGTTCACTTCGCGTTCAAGCTTGGCAAGCCGCGCCGCCGAAGCAGCTGCGTTGGGATCCTCTCCTCCGCCGTAGTTCACGTCTGGCGCGATGTCGACAAACAGCCCGAGCTCCCGGCAGAGCGCCACCTCTTCGGCCCGCTGCGCGAGCTCCTGCCGCCAGTCGCGGCCGAGCCGCTGGTACTCCGCTGCGAGCGTCGTCGTGTTCGTTCGCAGACGCGTTTCCATTGCGTCCGCTTCCTTCTTGGGGTCGACGTGTTCAAATCCGTCCCACGTCCACTGCCATGTCCATTCGGCCATCGGCGGTAGACCGTCAGGAATCAGCCCCGGCACCAGCGCGGCTTCATCAAGCCACTTGCCGACGAGCGGGTCGAGCATCACCCGCTCAAGGTCCACTCGCTCGCACTGAAGGTGCTTGCGGTAGACCAAGTAGTCGCCACGCATGGACGAGTAGTTTGCGGCCGAGGAGTCCATCGCGGCCACGATGTACGGCATGTTCAGACAGCGTGCGATCTCGTTGATCAGTCGCTTGACGAACTCGCTGTAGGTGGCAGTCGGCTGCTCGGGCTTCATCTGCAGGGCATCCCACCCATCGGGAATGCTCGTGGCCATGCCACGCATCAGCGGCATGGTTTCCCACGCCGGCTGGGCCGTCGCGATCCCGTCAGCCGGGAGGTTTGTTTTGATGATCGCGGCGAAGTCCGCAGCCGTCTCGGCGGCCGTCACCACCGCGAGCGTGTAACGCCGCAGCATGGCGAAGAGCTCGAGGGCCGGCACCACCTCGCCGACACCGCGGTGCTGGCCAGGGCGGAACGCGTGGAACCAGTGCAGCACGTTCTCGGCCGGATACCACTGGCCGTCGCCAACCCATCCCGACAGAGTCGCGCCTGGGTGGTGCTTGAGCACGTAGTATTCGCTGACGTTGCCGTCTTCGTCGAACCGCAGCCCGTCAACGCTCGCCGCATAGAGTTCCGGCACCGGGCTTGTCACCTGATCGGCTTCGATGAGCTTCACGTCCAGCTGCACGCCGCGGAGCCGGCGGTTGGTCGTCTCGACGGCGAACACCTCGCCGTCTGTGACCTTCGCGAGCTTGGCGAGCCGCAGCTTGCGGGCCATGTCGATCGACAGGAACCACTCAAACACAGCATCCTCGACGCGGCGGACGCTGGCGGCATCCGCGTCGCGGCCGCAGTCCAGCTGCAGCCGCGGGCCGGTGCCGATGAGGTCAGACGCCAGCGTGCTGGCCATGCCAGCGAGGTACGCGTTGTTGTCGCGTTCGTAGCGAGCCCGTGCCCGCATCTTTCGGCGGACCTCTGGAGCCAGGGCCGCGTCGGCGGAATAGTAATCCGCCATCGACCAGTGGTTGCGATTGTGCTCAGTGGTCTGCGCGGCGTCATACCGAGCCCGCACCAGCTTGCTGATGACGGCCTTCTGCTCGGCCACCGTCTGCTTGAGGGTGGGGCGAGTAGACCGCGTCGGCTTGGCTGCGGGGCGCTTGGCCATCAGCTACTGGCCCCCGGGGAGGTAATGACGGCCCGACGCAGCATGGCGAACGGGCTACCTGCAGTGATCGCGTTCCGCTGCTGGATCACCCACTTTGCAGCTTCCAACTGCTTGTCGAGCTCGTGCTGCTCAACTTCTCCGGCGTCGGTGCGTGCACGCTTTGGCTGCGCGAGATTCGCGGCGAGAGCGTCGAGAACGTCATCGGCGGCTGCCATTGGCACCTCTTGGACGGGCGGATCGCCCGCTATCATGAGTGTACCATTGTTCATGTGCTAACCTTCGAGCAACTCGCTTGGAATTAGGGCTCGGATGCGTTCTGCGAGCGCGGCTTCTGCCTTCGTCGGCTCACCGTGCTTGAGCAGCGACCGGCACGCTTGGTCGATGTCCCACAACGCGGACCTCGCGCGGCCGCCCTGGATGGCAGTTTCAAACTCGGACTGCTCTTCTGGAAGTCGGAAACGGATGAGCACGTGCGGCATGTTCAGACTCCAGAAAAGTGAAAGCCGCCCGGCGGGACTTACGGCGAACCGGCCCGCGGGGCGACGAGGGTCACCGGTAGCGAATCACGGCGAACCATTTGCGAGAGGTTGGCGAGTATGCGACGCCCTCCTCGACGATCTGCCGCTTGCCAAAGTAGCAGCAGTTGCGTCGGGCACTTTCAGCGGTCGATCCGCAACCGATGCCCTCTGTCTGTCCGCAGTGGCTATGCACCAGCGTTCCACGTCTGGCGAGCACTAGGGCATGGTCCTGAGCGGACACGATCGTGACTTTGCGAGCGTAGATGTTCGTGTCAGCCGCGGCGACCGACGACAGCGTGAGGAGCAGGAGCACAGCAAGAAAACGCATGGTGAATTCCTTTTTCTGGAAAGTGGAAAACCAACGTCCCAGCAGACTGCCACGGAATTGACTGCCCGCCAATAGCGTGACTACCTACCCATCTTCGCTAGCAGGGCCGCACGCCGGGCCGCGAGATCCTCGCGAGTGATGACCTTTCGCGGTGCCGCGGGCTTGGCTTCCGCACCGACGGCCGAGATGCCCGCGTAGGAAGCCGCCACAGCTGCCCCCACGACACAGTCGAGCAAATGGTTGTCACGGCCCGGGATCAGCTTCCACTCGTCGCACTGCCTCATCTTGCTCTCCACACGCACTGGCACCTCGCTCGCCAGGTGGTCCGCGAGCATGTCGTGGTTGCCGTCGTGAATCGTCAGGGATTGCGGATCGCCGGCTGGGAGTTTCAGCCTGGCCATCAGAAACGTCTTCCACGCGTTCGTGTCGTACAGCACGTGCCGCTGGCGTTGAATCGTGCTGGTCCGCCAGTTGGCGCCGATACGCTCGCCGCGGTCGGGCTTCTTGTCGCTGATCGTCTGGCCGCTGGCACCGACGAACCGGCCGTGGGTCGGCAGAACCCGCGGGCCGTAGCTCGAGCGGCGTGCGAAGTCTCTGATCACGCCCTGCGTCTGTGCCCAGTTTGCGTCGATGAACATCTGCCCGACGCGGAGCACGGCGTCGTCGTTCTCGCGGGCGAACTCGCGGTTGAGGAGCTCGGCCGCCACCGCTTCCAGCCCCGCGTGGATCGCGGCTTCGACGTTGTTGCCGTGGGCACGGGAAAGCGTCTTTTTGGCGTCACGGAGCGAGAAATACGCCCGTCCCTGCTCCGGGTAGGTGCCGTAGCTCACGACGTGCCCGCGGAACTGGTGCCCCCACGCCACGACGGCCCAGTAGAGGAGCTCCTTCTGCACGTCGACAAAGCAGGTCAGCGTGTCGAGACCGCGTGGCACCAGCCACCGCGGCACGTGGATCGCCCGGCCGCGCACCTCTTCGGCCGAGATCCCGGCGGCCGCCCCCTCGTCGCGGATCGGCTCCTGCTGGAACTCGGACGCGAACACGCTCGGACCGTCGTCGAGGTAAGCGTTGTAAGCGTGCTGGATCGCTGAGTTCTCACGCTCAGGGTCGAAGCACGCCTGCCACGACACCTGGCATCCGGCGTCCATCGCATCCCTGTTGGCGAGGTAGAAGTCGTTGGCCTCCTTGTGGGCACGGGCCTGGTCGCCGACCAGGTCCTTGGCAAAGGTCCGCCGGAGCGTCGCGTACTGCTCAAGCCACATGTCTTCGTGGCGAGCGGCCCAGTGCCGCACCATCGGGATCCGCTCGCCCTGCCACGCCGGATGCTTGCCGGAGTCGAGCAGCTGATCGACCATATCGCCGTGCTCAATCACCGTCGCATTGACGACGCATGCCATGCTCGTCGTGTGGCCGGAGAGCTTCATCACGCTCTTGAGCAGGATCTCCATGCGTGCCTGGCATTGCACCGGGCTGCGGGCACTGTCGCGAGTCTGCGGATCGTCAACGATGCACACGTCGGGACGCAGCTGCCGGCCGTCGGGAGTTTTCCACCTGAGGCCGAGGATCGAGCCGGTGAGGCCGCGGCTCATGATGATCGCACCGCTCGACGGCGAGCCGTCGATGGTCGGGAGCACCAATGTGTCTTTCTTCCACTGTATGTGCGTTCGCTTGCCGGCGTGCGTCTGCGAGTTGCACCGCTGTGCTTTGCCCTCAAGGGCACGCACGGCGTGGCACACTTCGGGGAAGTCTTCGTAGAGCATGTCGTTGTCGCTCAACTCTGTGCGGATGGAGTTGATCGCTTTGGCGGCGAGGTCACTCTCTGCGGCGAAGATCGCGCCGAAAGAACGGTGGCCGTAGAGCACGGCCCACAGCAGCGCGAGCTCGCTGATGGTCGACTTCGCGAATCCGCGGTAGACCGCGTTGACGAACCTGCCGCCGCGCACGCAGCAGTCTTCGATGCGGCCGATCACGCGTTCGTGGTCGTCGCTGAAGGGCGATAGCCCGGTGCTGTAGGGGAAGTAGGTCACCAAGAACTGCAGCAGGCTTTTGCCGCACGCGTCACGGCGTTTGCGGTTCACGATCGCCGGGATTTCGCCGATGTCGGACCCCTTCCGAGTGCGTTCCCGGGACCGCTCTAGGGCGGCCAGACGTGCCTTTTCGGCACCTTTACGCTTCTGGTCAGAGGGCTTTTCGGGCTGGTTTTCTCGGGTTTTTCGGCTCATGGGAGGGAAGAGTCGACGCAGATGGGGA